TTTCTTACAGCGGCAGTGTCAACGCCTGCTGACGCTATGGGTCATTCTCTTCTTCTACTTTGGGGTCCTGAGTCTCAAGGGGATTTCGTCCGCTGGGTCCAACTTGGGGGACTCTGGAATTTTGTGGCGCTCCACGGTGCCTTCGCCCTGATCGGGTTCATGCTCAGGCAGTTTGAGATTAGTCGTCTAGTAGGTATCCGTCCGTACAATGCGATTGCTTTTTCAGGTCCTATTGCCGTATTCGTTAGCGTTTTTCTCATCTACCCACTTGGACAGTCCAGTTGGTTCTTTGCGCCGTCCTTTGGCGTGTCGGCAATCTTCCGATTCTTACTTTTTCTACAAGGATTTCATAACTGGACACTCAACCCCTTCCACATGATGGGAGTTGCAGGTATTCTTGGAGGAGCCTTGCTTTCTGCCATCCATGGTGTTACAGTAGAGAATACTTTGTATCAAGATGGTGATAAAGCAAATACTTTCAAGGCGTTTGAACCTACCCAAGAAGAAGAAACCTACTCAATGGTTACAGCGAACCGTTATTGGTCACAGATTTTCGGGATCGCGTTTAGCAACAAAAGGTGGCTTCATTTCTTTATGTTGTTTGTCCCTGTTATGGGTCTCTGGACTTCATCCATTGGCATTATTGGTCTTGCCCTCAATCTCCGTGCTTACGATTTTGTTTCTCAAGAACTGAGAGCAGCAGAAGATCCTGAGTTTGAGACGTTCTATACCAAGAACATTCTATTGAACGAAGGTCTACGTGCCTGGATGGCACCAGTGGATCAACCACATGAGAACTTCGTGTTCCCTGAAGAGGTGTTGCCAAGAGGTAACGCACTGTGATATACTTAGAGGGTCAAATGACCCTCTTTTTTATGTCTAAACTATTCGTTCTTCCCCTAATGGTTGCTACTCTTGCATCCATCACGGGAGGTACTGTTGCAGAAGCAAAACCTAGAATGTTCCATGACAATCCTGGTGGTAATCCTGGAACTATCCATCGCCCAAGGAAACGTTGCACATTCAAACGTCCATGTTCACGAATGCCTGAACTTCCTGATTTTGGTACTCCAATGCCTAGAGGTGGACTTCGCCGCTGATCTGTGTTATAATGTGAGGGTCTTAGGACCCTCTTTTTAATGGCAAAAATTATTGAGTGGAAGTCTGAGAAACCAAGGACAAAGTTCGCTCCATGTTGGGACATACCATTTTACATTGATGATATCTTTGATGAAAAAGATCTAAGTGAAGTCAAGAGGGTTGTTTTGGCAATGGAAAAACCAATTATAAATTCTTATAGAGGGATTACTAATGATGGTGGAACTGGATTAGGTCCTAACAGTCTGACTTCTAAGTTTAGTAAATTCAATATCTTCACCTGGGAGTTTGATTGGGTTGATAAAATGAGATCATCTATCATAGATGGATTGAAATCTCTTGACGATCTAGATCAACATGTATACGTTCAGTGTTGGGCGAATGTAATGAGGAAGGGTGAACGAATCAATCCACATTGGCATAGTTCATCAAAGAACTGTTACCTTGGAGCACACATTACTATTGCTTCTGAAAATACAAATACATATTATGAAAATCCTTTCAACGGATCTGATGTTAGAAAATATAGTAATGTCCCAGGGTCTCTTACAATATTCCCTGCTTACTTGACGCATTGGACTGATCATTACATGGGGAACTCTGAAAGAGTTACCTTAGCTATGGATTTTATGTTAGAGGAATACATCACTTCTCTAGACAACCAAGATATAAAAAACAATTTTTGTCTTCTGATTTAAAATGGAAATTACAGCATACACAACACCAACTTGTAGTCATTGCAAAACATTGATTCAACTTTTTGAAAGAGCAGGTGTTGAATACACAAAATTTACTGTAACAAGATCACCATCAGCTGATCCTAATTCAATTCTTACTGATAGTTTTCGTAAGATGTATCCAGATAGAACTGGATTTCCATTTGTGATTATTGATGGCAAAGAAATTGGTGGTCTTGTAGAGACTGCTAAGTTCTTTTTAGAAAAAGGTTTAGTATCTGCGAAAAAATGAGCGAACTTAAAATAAATAAAGGCATAGAGCTCATGCTCAGGAGGGCTAAGAAGAAGGAACCAGAACCAAAGAAAGGTTTACACATCACAAAGGTGTTTTCCCTCCTAAAACGCAAAGTCTACTTCAACTTTGAACTCAGGTGGGACAAAGAAATTTAAGTTCGGAGTTGAACAATGACAGAAACTTTATTCGTCTATCTATCTGCCACCGCATCATTCATCTTCCTCTGTGTAGGGGTATTTGCTGGTTGGACAGTCAATGAAAAACTACATGAATACATTTATGCATCACAAGAAGATAATGTCCACCCCGAGATGTTAAACTCAGATGGTCAGTGGATCAACGAAGAACTACTCTCTGTTCGCTTCGTAGATGAGGACGAATATGAAGATGAATAAATAAATTTACGATAATTATTAGGTCATGCAATTATTACTGAATGAAGTGCTCCAAAAAGTTAGCAATGCTAAGACTAAGGCACAGAAGATTAAACTTCTACAAGAATATAATTCTCCAGCACTCAGACAAATTCTGATTGCCAACTTTGATGAGAGTGTCATCTCTATGCTTCCTGATGGCGAAGTTCCTTATGAAAAGAATGACGCACCCGAAGAGACAGAGCATACGAAACTTGTACATGAGTATCGTAAACTCTATCTCTTCTTTAAGGGAGGAGCAAACGTGTCTCAGACCAGACGTGAAACTTTGTTTATTCAACTCCTAGAGGGTTTACATCAAGGAGAAGCTGAGGTATTATGTTTGATGAAGGATAAGCAAATCGGCAAACGCTGGAAGATTACCAGGCAGTGTGTTGAGGAAGCTTTCCCACAAATTCAATGGGGTAATCGTTCTTAAGGTATGGCAAGAAAAGGAGTCAATGTAATCCACGCACAGTGTGATCCAGAATTAGTAAACGATAGGTCTCTTCCTTACACCGCGTATCTTGTGGAGTACGAGAGCAACGGTCAGGTTTGCTATGACATCGCTGCTGGATCTAAAATGGTAGAGGTCTTTGATCACTACTGGGATAAGTATGATCGCGTAATTCGTATGACACAAACAGAGGGAAGATGCAATCCTAAACTCTGGAACGACCCAAAAGGTAAAAAGAAATGAGTGCAGATCAAAAAGGAGATTGGTGTATCTTCTATAGAAAATTAGATGACCCTACAGTTTGGTACACAATGAAACTGTGGAGGAAAGATGGTGTCTTAGTATCTGCAAAAACATATGATGAAGTATATAAATTTAATCGTTTTAAAGAAGCGTTTGAATTTGCAAAAAATTTAATTACTGAAGAACCTGCTCCTAAGTATGATGCATCTGTAAAAAGAGTATGCAAAGCTAGAGGAGATAAGTTTTACCTCTCAGGAAATTAAGAAATTGTAAACTGTATCGTATGTTACGGTTTGCACACACTATATAATTATGGTATAATAACCATACGTTCATCTTATGCTCAGCATTTTGCTGGCATTGACCCTTGCCCATCATGATGATAGCAACCCTTATGGGTGGCACATGAGTTGTGAAAGGTTCTTAGAGAGAAGAGTTGAAATCCTTATGGATGACAACTTGGATCGTCGGTCTAAATATAATCTACTAGGTTATCTTAGATCTAAAGTAGAAGGTCAATGCACCGATATGTTGGTGTAAGACGCAAGTAAGTCGCGGAACGGAGCGTTCATCCCATGGTAGAATTATTACTATCAACCACAATGGCATGTGCAGATGCTGATGCTGTAATGCTACGCATTAAAATGCATGAGCACCTAAATGATGAGTGGAAGTTAGAACTGGTAGAGACCATCAAGGATCATGTACCAGAATGTGATTACTACTGGGACGCAAACGACTGAAGGAACGGGGCTACAATCCCATTCTTTTAGGAGACCTACAATGAACACCCTTAACCTTATCAAGAAGCAGATCAACAAAGCATCTGCACTTCATGATGCACAGATCTCTCACACTGCATATCGTGGTGTTGAGTATAATGTAAACTGTGCCGAGCAAAAGGATGCCCATGGCACCTATTGCTACCGTGGTCGCATCTACACTAAGTGATCGCCATGCTTGCACTACAAGTAGTCGGACTCACGTCCCTAGGTTGTGTAGCATTTATCGCGATGATTTACGGTGAACTCCTCTTATTACAGAGAGGATAGGACAGATGCTGAAGGTCAAGTTTGAATATGACCTTCCAGAATACGATCCTTTGAAGCACGATCCAGATAAAACTTTTGCGTTTTTGACTTATCGTGGAGTCCATTATGCTAAGTGGGTAAACTTAAAACCATTTCGTTTACCACCCTGGAAAGTCAATTCATAAAACGAAATACAAATTCATGAAGAGAGGTCAAGTTACCTCTCTTTTTTTGTAGAAACGGTATAATCTAACACTTTTTAATCTACATAGTAGTAGAATTATGCGAGGTGAAAAAATGAACCCTTACCCTCCCTACATTATGGTTCATTGTATGAGGGCGACCAATGCACAATCTACTATCACGCGCTCAGTTAGATGAGTGGCGACACTTTGAAGACACAATTGATGACTTGGAGGTGGAAAATCAAAAACTCAACGACTACTTTGAATGTTTAATAGAGTGCGACTCATTAAACCAAAGTTCATGCAAAAGGATCTGTAGCTACATCCTTAAATAATATTCCAAGAGGGGTTGCGACCCCTCTTTTTTTATGTTATACTGACTTCATCTATAATTCTAAATAGATGGATAGAGAAAGACTTAAACTCATCGTCAAGAATCTTAAGTCGCTTGTTAATGCATTAGAATCTGAGGTATACTCAGACGTGGATGCTTATAAATCTGATGTAGGCAATCCTAACTTCGGTTTTTATCAAGGGAGAGATGACGATGACGGATATGCAGACTGATTGGCGCTACAGTGACGAACGAATGGACGTAAGAACACAAGGACTAAACATCCTGCTTAATAAATTTGGATCTGAGATGTGCTCAGACGGATCACCACGCTACAGCAATCAGAGCATCTACGAATGTGTTCACGACTGGGTATCCCAGGGTAACGTGAGGACAGACGGAATCGTTGCCTATTACAAAGCGTACTATGACCCGACTAAAAGACCAAATTAGACTAGCAAAGAAAGCACTCAAAGAAGCGCAGAAGAAACCTGGATTGTACTCAGAGTATGAGTTACAATACATGGCAATGCAGCTAGTCCAAGCAAAAATTCAATTAAAAACAAAACAATTACGCCGCAAGCAGGAGAAAGGATTTAGTAATGAACTCAGTGAAACTAGTAACAGTAACTCCAGACGCAGAAAAGACGATGGGTTACGTGGCACGAGTGAGCAATCCGAACAACCAGGAGAATCCTAAGGTTGCTGGTCTGCTAAAATATTGTATCAAGCACAACCA